AAAACAACCTGCTGCCGGCCAATTTCGTGCTGTCCGTGCTGGCCGGCCTGCCGTCTGCCGAGCGCATGGATTGCCTGAACGAGGTGCTGCACCGGTTCGGCTTGTGCGTACGCTCCCTGGAAACGGCCGATGAAATTGGCCTCGGCCTGTCCGATGTGTGCGAGATGGCCAGCGCGGACGCCGATGCACTGGCAGCTGTCGCCACTGCGATCGCCCAGCCGACGCAGGCCAACCTGGAGCTCGCCCTGCGCCGCACCGCTCGCGCCCACGAACGCAAGGCGCGCATTGTCCGCATGCTGGAAGGCGCCAAGCGTGGTCTGAGCCGGACCAGGGCCGTGATCGACAAAGTGTTGCACCCGGCGCGGCAGCGATAACGCCGACTAACGTGAAGCCGGCCCTCATTTTGGTGGCCGGCTCTTTTTCGCCCTGTTTGTTGCTGATAGGAAATTGATTGTGAAAAAGAAGCTGAATTTAGCGGTCTTCAACGGCCAGGGCTATCGTCACCCATGAATTATTACCCACACCATATCGGTGATTTCAACACCCGCACGCTGCATCTGACGCGCCTGGAGCGTGGCATTTATCGCGATATGCGCGACCTTTATTTCGACAAAGAATTGCCATTGCAGGCCGATACCAAACAGCTGTTCCGCCTGCTGCGCGTCAGCACGCCCGAAGAAATCACCGCTGCGCAGAACGTGCTGGGCGATTTTTTTATCCTGACGGAGGCGGGCTGGGTGGACGCAGATGCTGAGGCACGGATTCAGGAGTATTACACAGGCCTGGAGGCCAGCAGTGCCGGCGGTAAGGCCGCGAAGAAGAAGCGTGATGAGGCGGCTGCACGACTGGCTGCCGAGCAAGCTGCAGCCGGACAAAGCACCTTGGATTTTGTGCAACAACAGCACGCGCAAAGTGCAAGCACTGTTCCCGAACAGTGCGCGAACGGTGCGGGAACAGTGCTCGATGGTGCCAACCAAAACCAAAACCAAAACCAAAACCAAAACCAGAACCAACCCCCAGCAACGCCAACACTAAGCGTAGACCGCGCGGGCGGGGCAACGGCGGTCGAGCTCAGCATTGCGTTTCGCCAGCACGGCGTGCAGTCGCAGGCAGCCGACCCGCGGCTGCTGACAATGGTGGAGCAAGGCGTAAGCGTCGATACAGCGCTGGCGGCATGCGCTGAGGCGAAAAAGTCCAAACCGAATGGCGGTATCAGCCTCGGTTACGTAGTCGGCATCCTGCAGCGATGGGCAGGCGAGGCTAAAACGATGAGCGTGGCAGGCGCATTACCTCCGACGCGCGCAGCACCAGGCGGTGCCGCATCGGCGAAGGACAAAGCACGGCAAGAAACCCTTGATGGATTGACAGGAATCGGACAGCGAACCCATGAACGAGCACACAACATTATCGACATCAACCCTGGACGAGCAGTGGTCGGCATGGCCTGAAAACGCCATTCCGGAACGCTGGGTCGTCGCCTTGTTCAACAAAATGAAGTTTAGCTATGGCGTGAAGTTCGCCGACCAGTGGAATGGCATCGACCCGGAAGGCATCAAGCGCCATTGGGCGCAAAAGCTGTTCGTGCTGACCAAGGCTGAGCTTAACCGAGGTGTCGAGCGGCTGGACAGTCGAGCCTGGCCACCGACGCTGCCCGAATTCCTCGCGCTGTGCCGGCCACCCATCGATCCAGCCGTGGCATTCCATGAAGCGCTGGAGCAGGGCGCGCTGCGTGATCGCGGGGAACCGAACGTGTGGTCATCACCGGCCGTGTTTTGGGCCTGGCGCAAGCTGGGCGCGTACGAATGCGCGCGCAGCACCTATGCCGTGCTGCGCCCGCGTTGGGAGGCGGCACTTGCAGCCGAGCTGGAGCGCGACAACATCGAGCCGATTCCGGCCCAAGATCCGGTGGCGATAGCCGCGCCGGGCAAGTCGGTGACGCCGAGCCGCAAGGCGCAGCAGCTGATCGGCGCGTTCAAGCTCAAGAGCCTGGGCGAAGCCGGGCAGGGCGACGGCAGGCGCTGGGCACGTCGAATCATGGAGCGCAAGAAAGACGGCGCGATCTTCAGCATCTTCGTGATCGAGTGCGCCGAGCGTACGTTGGGGGTGCGTGCATGACCATTAACGTCGCCCCAGCAATCCGTCAGTTGACGGCTTATACCGATTCGGCCAAGAAGCAGGTCCAGTTCGCCACACGCGTTGCCTTGACTCGCGTGGTGCAGCTGGCCAGCGCAAACCTCAAGCACGAGATGCGCGACATTTTCCGCAGTCCGACGCCGTACACGCTGTCCAGCCTGTTCGTGCGGCCGGCCACCAAGACCAACCTCACTGCCGAGGTCAAGCTCAAGGACTACGCCACCAAGGCCACGCCTGCAGCGACCTACCTGGCGCCACAGATCAAGGGTGGAACTCGCCCGATGAAACGCTTTGAGCTCGCCATGCAGTCGGTCGGCGCGCTGCCACCCGGCTACCGCATCGTGCCGGGCAGCGGCGCCAAGCTCGACAGCTACGGCAACATGAATCGCGGGCAGATCGTGCAGATCCTGGCCTATTTCCGCACCTTTCCGGAGGCCGGCTACAAGGCCAACATGACTGCTGCTGGCCGCGCCAAGATGGCTCGGGGCACAAAGAAAAAGCCAGGCTTTCGCTACTTCGTCGGCCGGCCTGGTGACCGAATGCCGCTCGGCGTCTACCAGAGCATGCGCGACGGCGGTCCAGGCTCGCTCAAGCCAGTGATGGTGTTCGTGCGCAGTGCCCGCTACCGCAAGACCTTCGACTTCGAGTATGTGGTCGAGAAGACGGTGGAGAAGGAATTCGCCGGCCAGTTCTCCCGCGCCTACGTCGACGCGCTACGGACAGCACGTTGAATCGAGGAAACATTGTACATATGAAATCAAACACCATGGAAACCATCGAGCAAAAGGGCATGTTGTACCAATGCAACATTGCATCAATGGAAATGTTTCATAGGGGTAATATTTCCCAAAGGTACTCCCCAGCCTCCCCTCGCAAGGGTAATTCGAACCCCCTTTTTCCGCTAGTCACGGGGTATTTGCAAGGGGGTTGTGTTGTCTGATTTGTCTATGGCAATGACACAGGCCGCCTTCGGCGCGCTGGTGGGCGTGAGCCAGCAGGCGGTCGGCAGTCTGGTCGGGCGCGGCATCCTCGATTCGAGCATGTCCGGCCAGCAGATGCTGCACGCCTACTGCTCGCATTTGCGCGAAACGGCCGCCGGCCGCTCGTCCGGCGAAGGCCTGGACCTGGTCGCCGAGCGCGCCATGCTGGCGAAGGTGCAACGCGAGCGCATCGAAATGCAGAACGGCGTCACGCGCGGCGAGCTGGCGCCGGTGGTGCTGATCGAGGAAGTGCTGTCGAAGGCCGGCGCGCGTATCGGCGGCCTGTTCGACGCCATCCCTGGCGCAGTCAAGCGGCGCGTGCCGTCGTTGTCGTCGGATGAGATCGGCAACATCGAAAAAGAGATCGCCAAGGTCCGCAACATCGTCGCCAACATCTCGCTGGCCGACCTGCGCGACGATGAGGAAGAGGGCGGCGCGGCGCCGGAACACCAAGTGATCGAGGACCAAGGCGAATGAGCGATCTGGCCGAAGTCCTCAACTGGAGCTCGCCCGAGCTGTCCGCCTGCCTGACGCGCGGGCTGGGAACGTTCGGCGTACCGGAGCCAATGACCCTGGACGAGTGGGCCAGCAAGCATTTTTACCTGTCGAAAGAGTCGTCGTACGTCGAACAGGCGTGGGAGGCATGGCCGTTCCAGCGCGCCATCATGGCCTGTATCAGTAACGACGATATCGCCGAGGTCGATTTTATGAAGTCGGCCCGCGTCGGCTACACCAAGATGCTGCTGGCGGCGATCGCCTATTTCATCGAGCACAAGCGACGCAACCAGGCGCTGTGGCAGCCAACCGACGGCGACAGTGACGAGTTCGTGAAAACGGAATTGGAGCCGATGTTGCGCGACGTGAAAGCGATGCGCAAGGCCTTCCCGGCGCATATGTCGCGCCACAAGGACAACACGCTGCAGCAAAAGAAATTCTTGGGCTGCATGCTGCACACGCGCGGCGGCAAAGCAGCGCGCAGCTATCGCCGTATTTCCGTCGACAACGCGCTGCTGGACGAACTGGATGCATTTGACGGCGACGTTGAAAAAGAAGGCGATCCGGTTACGCTGGCGGGCAAGCGCGTGGAAGGCGCCACGTTTCCAAAGCTGGTGGCCGGCTCCACCCCTGGTCTGAAGGGCTTTTCGCTGATCGAGGCGCGCTTCATCCTGGCCGACGCGCGCTTCCAGTTCGCCATTCCATGCCCCGACTGCGGCGAATTCCACGCGCTGACCTGGGGCGGCAAAGACGAAACGCACGGCTTCAAATGGCTGGACAACGACCCGGACAGCGTGCGCCACCTCTGCCCGCACTGCGGCTCGATGATCGACCAGGGGCAGTACCTGGCGGCGGCACCAAACGGCCGCTGGCAAAACGAGGACGCCAGCGTCACGATCGATCACGCTGGCGTGTTCCGCAATGCCAGCGGCGCCATCATCAGCGCGCTGCGCCACATCGCTTTTCACGTCTGGACCGCCTACAGCCCGTTGGTCACCTGGGCCAAGCTGGTACGGGAATTTATCGCCGCCCACAACAAGGCGCAGGAAGGCGACATCACGTCGCTGAAGACCTTCACCAATACCACTTTGGGCCGCACCTGGGAACTGGACGTCGAAAAAACCGACGCCGAGCAGCTGAAGCAACGCGCCGAGCCTTACAAGCTGGGCGAAGTGCCGCACGGCTGCGTGCTCCTGCTGGCCGGCGCCGATACCCAGCCGAACCGCATCGAGGTTGCGAACTGGGGCTATGGCCGCGGCTGTCAAACCTGGCTGATTGATTACCGTATTTTTTACGGGAATCCCGACGAGGATGCTGTATGGGCGGACGTCGCTGAGTATTTATTTGAAACCAAGTTTCGGCACGCCAGCGGTCAGCAACTCAAAATTCACGGCGCCGCGATCGACAGCGGCGGTCACAACACGCACGCCGTTTATAACTTTTGCGCGGCCCATGCTGCGCGCCGCGTGTTCGCCGTCAAGGGACGTAGCGGTAAGGAAAAGCATATCAAGGACGGCGCCACCAAGGTCGACATCGACTGGCGCGGCCGTATCCGCAAATACGGCGCGCTGCTGTGGCAGGTCGGCACCAACCTGGCCAAGGACCTGATTTACGGCCGCCTGCAGATCACCAGGCCGGGCCCAGGCTATATCCATTTTTCGAAGGAGCTGCCCGATGAATTTTTCAAACAGATGGCTGGTGAGATCCGCGCTGAGCGAATTACCGCCAGTGGAACGGAATCGCGCTGGTCGGCGATCCGCAAACGCGTCGAGGCATGGGATTGCACCGTCTACGCCGTATGGCTGGAGACGCACTTCGAGCTGGCGAAGAAAACGGCGAAGTGGTGGGACCAGCTGGAGGAGGAAGTGCAGCCATCGATGGCCGATCTCTTCGCCGAGCCTTTGAATATTTCCGAACCGACCGCGCCTGCGCGTGCGGTCGAAGCACCAAAAATTACGGCGCCGGCGAAACTGGCGGCGCCCACACAACAGCGAAGCGCTAGCCGCTTTGCTTCAGACAGCTGGTCCAAAAGGGGTTTTAAATAATGACAACGTACTACCACAGAAAAGATATCGTCGCGCACATGCTGCATGAACTGCGTGCAGTCCTCGGCGCCGAGGTGATCACGACGGAAGTGCGCCGCGCACTGGAATCAAAGCTGCGCATCGAATGGGGCGGCCAGGAAGTCTACGTCAAGAAAACCGGGAATGTCGCCGACGAGCGTGCGCAGGCGATCCGCGACCAATACAACATGTGCAACCGCCGCGAATTGATGGAGGAATATGGCATCAGCCGCGGCCATTTCTACAAAATCGTGAAAGGTGGCTGATACGCAGCAGTGAAATACAGTCTCATTTCTCCCTAGAAATGAGACTGCCGCGCCGGTACCGTTGGCCCTTCACCTGAAGGAGCACACATGACTACCGCCACCGACATGCTCGCCAAGTACCTTGCCGCTGAAACGGCGGTACTGGAAGGGAAAGAGGTATCCCTGGGCGACCGAAAACTTCGCATGGAAGACCTCGCCAGTATCACCGCGGGCCGCAAAGAGTGGGAGCGCCGCGTCCAGCTGGAAGCGCCAACCGCAATCAGGGCGCCCACCATCGGCGGACTGGGCTACTCGCTGGCCAGCTTCCGGGGGCCATACTGATGGCCCAGCATACCGAAATTCCATTTAATTTTTTTGACCGTGTCGTTGCGTATATTTCACCGGCGACAGGCCTGCGCCGCATGCAGGCGCGCCGCGTGCTGAGCCAGTATGAGGCGGCCAAGCCGTCGCGCCTCCGCAAAATGACCAAGGATGCGTTATCGCCGAATGCAGTGGTACAGCACGGCGCTACCACTTTGCGCGCGCTGGCGCGCAACCTGGTCGAAAACCACGACCTGGCCCGCGGCGCGCTGGGCGTCCTGGTCAACAACGTCATTGGCCCGAACGGCATCGGCATCGAGCCACAGCCGCGGCGCATGGATGGCACCATCCACGAAGAATATGCGGCAGCGCTGCGCGACGCATACCGCGACTGGCAGCTGATTCCCGAAGTCACGCATCGACATCACTTCAGCAAGGTACAAAGGCTGGTCGCCAGCACCTGGCTGCGCGATGGCGAGTGCTTTTCGCAGCGCCTGATCGGCCCTGTGCCGGGGCTGGACCACGGTACGCGCGTCCCATATTCGCTCGAACTGATCGAGGCCGATCTGATCCCCATGGATTACCACGACATCGGCAAGAATATCCAACAGGGCATCGAGCGCAACGCGTGGGGCCGGCCAACCGGCTATTACACCTACAAGGAATTCCCGAACGGCGGCATCTGGAGCAAGCATGCCACCGAGATGAAGCGCATCGACGTCTCGCGCATGCACCACATTGCCATGGTCGACCGCATCGGCCAGATGCGCGGCATTTCCGTGTTTGCCAGCGTGATCACGCGCTTGGAAGACATCAAGGACTACGAGGAATCCGA